ATTGTTTGAGCGCCTCCTCCACTCTGCACAACCGCAGGGTCGAACACCTGCGACGACGCGACCGGGGCGTTGCAAACGATCGTTTGCGTTGCACCTGCAGCGCTATTGCTGAGGAGGGTGACTAAGCTCATTCGGCCTCGCCTGGGCTCCCTGGGGTAGGCTCGTCGCCGTTAGCCACGGGGATTTCGTTTTTCTCGTCGAGCACGAGCTCATCGTAAAGATAGGGGCACTCGTAGGGCGTCACACCATCCCAAACGATTTTACCGACGCATTTACCCTGATAGATGATCGCGTAGTACGGCATCAGTAGAACTCCTGGACAATAACTAAGCCCCCGCCGCCGTCGCCACCTGCGCCGCTGTCTGCGCCGTTAGTAGAGCCACCACCACCACCACCGCCAGCGCCATAATTCCCGCCGTTGCCACCTTTGCCGCCCGCAACAGTTCCGGCGGTATCGCCACTGCCGCCACCTGCGCCGCCAGTTCCAATGCCGTTACTTAATTTTGCGGAGGTCGAATAATCATTCAAAAGTTGCAATGCGACGTTGTTTAGTCCGTCGGATCCAGCGTTACCGGTACCGCCGCCGCCACCGGCTCTTGTAGCTGACTGGGTTCCGTTAATGTCGTAAGCCCTTCCCCCTGCGCCGCCGCCGCCAGTTCCGTTTGATGTGCTGATGCCACCACCCCCTGCGCCATTAGAAACGCCTATGGTTTGCATCGACACGGCTGATGCCGCCGTTCCGTTTGCGTTTCCTCCGGCTGCGCCCGTTAGTCCTGCAACAGTTGGGTATTGAGGTGGCGTAGACGATATAACCTGTCCACCCGTCCCGCCGCTTGTTGTTCCGGCTTGTCCTCCCGCCCCGCCCGCTCCGAGGCGTCCAACAACAAGCGAACCAAAAGATGAGTTGGTGCCAGCACCACCTGGGTTTCCTACGGTACCGTCTACGGTTTGAGCCGCTCCGCCCGTCCCGCCAGCGCCCACGGTAATGGACACCGTAGCGCCGACTTCATCGGCCAGGAGATAGCGCGATGCAATAGACCCGCTTCCGCCACCCCCGCCGCCAACCCTTGCGCTACTTGCCGGACCACGGCGTCCCGATCCACCACCGCCACCGGCACCTACACAAACGACAAAAACAGCTTTGAGTCCTGGCTGCTTTGTCCAGGTGTCCGACGACGTGTATTCGCGGATAATCTGCTGACCGCCGCCAGGCAGCCTAGTCAGGGTGCCTGTCATATAACGATCGCCTCTGCTGGTATCGTGATTTGTGTATTACTCTGATCCACTCGGCGCACCGAGATCTCGTTAGCGTTTGCAATGCCCACAACAAGCCGCGAGGAGCCCGAGAGGATTGTCATCGTATTACCGGTACCGCCTCGCCTGTACTCGATAGCGACCGAGCTGGTGTTTACGATGTCGAGCGCATTGCACGCCTGAGACGAAAACGCGGTGTAGTTGGAGCCCGTCGCCGCAGTGGTAAGGCTCATAATCGTGACCGATGCCGCGCCCGGTACCGACGAGGGTAGGGGATTGGCTGCGCTTACGTCGCCGTCGTTTACGCCGTCGGCGCCATGCACGAGCTTAATTCGCTGGAATAGAACTGTGCTGATCTCGTCGGCGGCGATAGTGGCGCCGGATCCTGGGGTATATCCTACGTTGTCTGGCACGCTCGCCTCCTGTAATTAAATTGAAAAAACGCCGCCGGCATTGAACTGCACAACGATGTTGCCGCCGTTTGGCGTGACCGGCAGACCGCTTGAAACGGTGTCGATCCATGCAATCAAGGGGCTTGTCGCTGCGTTGCCGGTGTCTTTGTAAATGACTAGTGCCTCAACCGAGTTACCCGTCACCGAGGAGAACGTCGGATCGGCTGCATCGAATACGCCGTTGGTCGTTGTTTTGCTTCCTAGCGTGACTGGCGTACCTACCACCGCAGACGAGACCGCGCTGTAATACTGATCGTTTGCGTTAAAACTATAGGTGCCGGTGTCTATGAGCGCGATCTTAATCGTATCGCTCGACATATTGACCGACGGCGATTCGGTGAGCCTCGATGCTTTGTAAGGGTTAAATAGTGCGTTTGCCATTAAATGCTCCCGGTAGGTTCATAACCGATGATGTCGCCGTTCTGGTCGCGGATTACTTGATAACCCTCGCCACCTTCAACCTCGATCCCCGTCATGTTGCCGCCTTCGTCGCGCTGTACGCGGATCTTCTTCTTGCCTTTTGGTGGAGGTGGGGCCGAAACGGCTTTCGCTTGTGCCATTGCGATGATTGCCTGGTTTTGCGCCTCGCTGTTTTTCTGCACTAGCTCAAGCTGCTTCAGCATCTTATTGAGCTCCGCCTCTTGCTGTAGGCGCTGCTCGGTTGCCCAACGCTCTTGCATCTCCATCGCCGCGCGAGACTCCTCAATCTGTACTTTGTACTCCTCAAGGCGCTGCGCTGCGGTTTTGAGCTCAAGGTCGATCATACCAAGCCGCTCGGTTGCCGCGGCTTCGTAGGCCGCTCTAGTGCGGTCGTCATCGAGTCTGGCAATCTGTATTTGTAGCTCTTGCGATTTTTGCGCGAGCTCCGCCTGGGCGACCGATATGTCGTTCCGCACCTTCTCAAAGTCGAGCTGCTGCTGCGCTAACGACTCACTCGTTTGAGCCTCGAGCCGCATTTGCTCGAGCTGCGATTTGACGCTCGACACCTGCTGCTCTAGCTGTAGTCGTGCGGTCTCGATTCGCTCGTTTGAGAGTATCTGGTACTCCTTGAGCTTCGCTTCCGTGACCACCTTCTGCTGCTCGATTCCAAGCCGCTGCTGCTCAATTTCGAGCTTGATCTGCTCGGGATTCGGGCCGGCCGGTGCATCTGCTACCGTAGCGGTCTGCTCAATCACTAGGTCTATCGCCTGGGTGATTTCCTCTTGAAACGCCTTACCCTGTCGGAAGCCCTGGATCATGAATTTAAGCGCGTGGAGCTCGATAGCTAAAAGCGCGGGCTGCGTCGTTGCTACCTGCGCCACCTTTTCGATTGCGCTGGTGAGAGTATTCACAAGCTCGGCGCGCATCTGCTTATCGTACTGCTCGTTAAGCGCGACGGTTGAATCGGTTTCTAGGTCAATCCTGAACCGCTTGCGGTCGTCTTTGAGTAGCGCGAGAGCTGATAAGAAGTTGTTTTTGTGAGCCTCGGGCGCTGTTCTCGGCATCATGTAGCGCTCTAGGCTTTCGTCCTCGAAGTTCTTGAGCGCCATCTCGCACAAGAGCTCGTAACAGTCTTTTACGAATTCCTGCATCTTGCGCTGAGGTTCGGCGTGTTGGTTAAGCGCGTACTTTTCGAGCATCTGCCGCTCGCCGAACGTGCGTTGCGTGCCGTCGCTGATCAAACCCTGGAGGAGGTCCGAAACGCCTGTAAGCCGGTAAATCGTGTTTAATCGCTGCTCAAGTGCTGTGTATATCTGCTGCAGCGCGCCGATCATCTTCTCGACCGGGATGTACTGGCATACCTGCTCAAGACTCCCGCCGTTTGTAATAAGCGCTTGCGCAAGGTTAGGCACCCCAAACGCGTCACCCTCTGAAGCCTCCGAAAGCGCTTCTTGTAGCCCTTCGACGTTGTTGTCGAACAAAAGGCGCGCTCGGATTGCGCGGGTGAGAGACATCATTCGCGAGAAAATGACATGTACGTCTTCGATGATCTCGACAAGCTGATAATACTCGGGAACCGGCCAGAACTCATCCGTTGGCTGGTTTGTCATCAGCGGGATAGGGCAGGGGAAAAACCGATCTAGGTTGTACAAGCCGTTTGGTTGCTCGCCCTCCAAGAACTCTTCTGGTACGTGCATCTTCAGAGGCTTCACGAACTCCTTACCGTTTTCCGGCAGCCAGTAGACCTCCCGCTCGTACTTGTCCCAGTATTCGTAAACGATAATGGTTTGCTTCTTCTTTGCCGATTGCTCGCCCTCATCATCGGGCTTTGCTAGATCCGCAAGAGCCTTTGCGCCGAACGTCTCTTTAAAAGACGGCACGGAAAAATGTATCTCAAACGCGAGTCGCTCGACCCGGGGCCACCTGCGCACGTCTGGGTCTATATACGCTTCTTTGTATAGCGTTGGTCCGAGGTATACGCGCTCGTTTTCTACTGAAACGACTTCGTCGGTTTCTACAAAATAGCCGTCCTCGTCTTGAGCTATATCGTCCGACTCAACGATATTTCCCTCGGCGTCCACGAATACAACCTCCTCGGAGCCCGGCACTTGCGTCGGTGTGATGTACTGCTTTACGCGCTCTTTCACTTCGTCGCGCTCGTAGTAAGCGCGGAGGATTCCAAAATCCGTGACTAGAAAATCATCTCTTGCGGTGCAAAGCGCGTCGAAAAAATCAAAGCTCTTGGCAAGATTTACCGCGAGCCGCTCTTTGAAAAATGCTGCTGAGGCTCCGACTGTGTCCGAGCCGTCTTGAGTGGCGTCTTTGCAGATCGGGATGCCGATTCGGGAGAGGAGGAGGGGTTGTCTGATTTTGAGGAGCGACGCCCATACGGGATATTTTGCGCGCTTCTTTGCAGTGTTGGGATTGACCGAAAGGAGCGTGTTGTTTCTCTGGCGCTTCTTAACCTCTGCCCACGAACGATCGGCCCAGGTGAGCCAATTTCGGCGCGCGTCTTTTGCGTCGGCGATAAATGCTCGAACTTCTTCAGGTGAACACGCCATTTCCCATCCGTCGGGTTATAGATTGCATAGTCGGCTTCGCGGATAGCGCGCGGCGTATCCGTTCCTCAGTTGGTTGTTTTTTGTCTGTGATTACTGTGTGCGCCATGCAACCGAGCCTGATTGCATCGCAGGCGTGGGTTGCCTCGCCATGTTCGGCAGCGTCCTCCGGTTTGGTCTCGGAAGGATGGCGAGGGAGCGCGGGTATGTAGTCCCGAGCATACTTGCACTCGGCCGTTACATACAAGAGGGGATATTTCAAGGGGTCATTTGAATCGATCTGAATACCTATCAACCGGCTTCGCATCTGTGACCAACCGGGCACGCGCGAGGTGTCGCCTTGGGTGAGAATCACGCCGCGCTTCTTGAAAACATCCGCTATCGTTTCACCGCCGCGATCTTGGAATGGTAGCGAATCGGTAAGCGTTGGCACGCGCTCAAAGCCGAGCTCCGAGCGGGCCAGAATACCGTCGGCAACGTCCTCGTTTCGCATCCTGCAGCCCTTTGCGGGGTTGTCAGGGTCGCAGCCGTACCACTCCTGATAAACGACTAGAGCGCCGCGCGGGAGCCATCTTTGCTTGCCGTTACCATCGCGGAAAGGCTCGCCGTCCGATATTGCTATCCAGTACACAGCGAAAGGATCTGCCGTCCCCCAGTCGAAAGTTCTGAACCGCGTCCAGTGCGTTGGCACGGTAAACGGGTATTTGATGACGTGACGCTCCTCGTCCCACTCCGGAAAGAATTCGCCCGTAATCGCGTTCCAGTCGCCCAGGTCGAGCGCGCGAGCGAGCGCCGCATCGCCTATACCGTCAAGGCGCCCCTGATGGCTCGCCTCGTCCACGCTGTAATTGTCGGTGTAACGCGATAGCAAATACTGGCGTTTGAATCCGTCCACGTCCACGATCTGCTCGTCTCTACAGCGCTCGACAAAATTGCGCTTGAAGAACGGAACGGATTGGCCGATCGGGTTCGCGGTGTAAATGATTCGCGGGAACTTGCCGCGCCATTCGGGAGGCAGTTGATCGCGCATTTCTTTTGGCATACGCACCCACGTGCGAAAGAACCGTATGAGGCGCTCGGATATCTGGGTTGCTTCGTCGATAACGAGCACGTGCTTTTCTACACCCTGCGCCGAATCAAATTGCCGCTCGTCCTGGCAGTGCTGGAAATTGATTTGAGAGCCGCGCGGGAACGTGATGCGCTCTTGGGTGATAGTTACCTCTCCGGCGTCTATAAGCGGCCGGAG